ACTAGAAACAATCTAATAAAATGGCAGAAGTACTATTATCTCCGGGTGTATCATTGAGAGAAAACGACACCTCTCAAATAACTTCAGGCCCTATTACAGCAGGATTAGCTTTGATAGGCCCTACTGTTAAAGGTCGCGTTAATATTCCAACGCTTGTAACAACTTACAGTGATTTCCAAAGTAAATTTGGTGATTTATTTGAAAGCGCATCAGCTAACTATGAATTTTTAACTTCTATAGCTGCTTACAATTACTTCCAACAAGGTGGTGAAAGTATTTTAGTAACCCGAGTTACCTCTGGTTCATATACTTCAGCTACTTCTAGTATAGGTAACCAAGTTCCAGCAACAAATGGAGCTTACGCTAGTTGCAGCTTTACATTAAATACTTATCAAGATTTAACTGTTGTTCCTTCAAATGAAGTAACTCCAAACTTCCAAACTAACTTTATATTTGGAAATTCTTGGTATAAATTTATAGCTGTAAACACTTCAGGAAGTGGTACTATTCCTCAAGATGATGCTGATGGATTAGTTTATTTCTATGCTTGGAATAGCGGATCAGATAGTAGAGCTACATTAAACCAAAATCTTCAAACTAAAATGAATACTGTTTTAGGTTCGAGCGGTGCTGGTTTATTTACAGTTAACTATAATTCTGGTAATAACACTATTGCATTAACTGCTTCTCTTCAAGGAGTTGCTTATAACGGATCTTATATTACATTAGATGATCCTGTTCCTTACTATGATGCTAATTATGCTCTTATTGGATATGTAACAAGTGGTACTGGATTATTAGGAACTACAGCAAATGGTGCTAATGGAAACCCAGGATATGCATTTACTTTAGAAACTATTTCTGAAGGAGTTATTATGAATAATAACCAAGGACTTCAGTCAAATGGTTCATTAATAAGTGGTAGTGCAGATAACGTAAGATGGCAAGTTGTTAGCCCTGATACAGCTAGTGGTACGTTTACATTGTTAATTCGTCAAGGTGATGATACAACAACAAATCCTAACGTATTAGAAAGCTTTACTAATGTAAGTTTAGATCCTAATCAAGCTAACTACATTGAAGCAGTAGTAGGTAATTACAGCCAAACCGTAGCTTATGATAGCTCAACAGGTCAATACTATATTCAAGGTAGTGGATCATATGCTAATGCTTCTCGCTATGTACGAGTAAAAGAAGTATTAACACCAACTTATAATTATTTCAACAACAACGGTATTGCAAAAACTCAATACTACAATTCAATTCCAACAACTGGATCAGGTAGTTTTGGTGGTGCTTTTGGAAACGATTTAGATTACACAACTAACTTATATCAAAACATTAGCACAGTTACTCAAGGATTAGTAGCATCTGACTATACTATAGTTGATGATATTTTAGCTAACCCAGATGAATACAACTTCCAATTAATTTCAGCTCCTGGTATTACACAACAATACCAATCAACCGTAGTATCTCAATATATTACTATGGCTGAAGAAAGAGGTGATTGTTTCTATATTACTGATTTAGTAGGATATGGAGCTACAATTAATACTCCTGGTATTTTAGCTAACCAATTAAATACAAACTATGCTGCTGCTTACTGGCCTTGGGTTCAAGTATTAAGTGCAGCTACAGGTAAGTTAGTATGGGTTCCAGCTTCAACAGTAATGCCTGGTGTTTATGCATTTAACGACCGAGTAAGTGCTGAATGGTTCGCTCCTGCTGGTTTAAACAGAGGTGGTGTTGCTGGTGCTTTACAAGCTGAAAGAAAATTAGGCACAAACGATCGCGATACTTTATATCAAAACAAAGTTAACCCAATTGCTAGTTTCCCTGGTGTTGGTTTAGTAGCTTATGGTCAGAAAACATTACAGACCAAAGCTTCAGCTCTTGATCGTATTAACGTTCGTCGTTTGTTGATTAACTTAAAGAGATATGTTAGAGTAGTTGCTGAAAGCTTATTATTCGAACAAAATACTTTAACTACAAGAAATAACTTCGTTTCACAAGTTAACCCATACATGGAATCAGTGCAACAAAGACAAGGTCTTTATGCATATAAGGTAGTAATGGATGACAGTAACAATACTCCTGACGTAATTGACAGAAACCAATTGGTAGGAGCTATTTACATTCAACCTGCTAAAACAGTTGAATTTATCTACATTACCTTTAACATTACCCCAACTGGTGTGACTTTTGGAGCTTAACATATTTATAACAAGATAAAAACATAAGACAATGCCAGTATTAAACCCTAACGAAATAATGTTTACAGCTTTTGAACCAAAAGTTCAAAACCGCTTTTTAATGACTATTCAAGGTGTTCCTTCATACTTAGTTCATAAAGTAAAATTCCCTGATATTAACTTAAAAGAAATTAAAGTTGATCATATTAACGTATATCGTAAAGTTAAGGGAAAAGCTGAGTGGCAAGACATGACACTGAATCTTTACGATCCTGTAACACCTTCAGGTGAACAGGTAGTAATGGAATGGATTCGTTTATCACACGAATCAGTAACAGGCCGTGATGGTTACTCAGATTTCTACAAGAAAGACATCACATTAAGTGAATTAGGTCCTGTAGGTGATGTTGTAGGTGAATGGATCATTAAAGGTGCATTTATTAAACAAGCCAATTTTGGTGATGGTGATTGGAGTCAAGGTGAATCGTTAAAAGACATTCAATTAACTCTCGCTATGGATTATTGCATCCTGAACTACTAAAAAATATATACTTAAAAGGTACAAAGGAAGTCTGGTTTTTGCCAGACTTTTTTTGTTTGTATATATTTATTGTAAATAAGTTATTATGAGCGAATTTAAATTTCCAACAGAAGTTATTGATTTACCTAGTAAAGGTTTAATCTATCCAGAGTCTAGTCCATTAAGTTCAGGAACTATTGAACTAAAGTACATGTCTGCTAAAGAAGAAGACATTTTAACAAATGTTAACTTTATTGAAAAAGGGATTATAGTTGATAAATTACTACAAAGTTTAATTGTAAGTAAAATTAATTATAGTGAACTAATCACTGGTGACAAAAATGCTATTTTAGTAGCAGCACGTATTTTAGGTTTTGGTGCTGAATATCCTATTGAAGTATTAGATAAATACGGAAAGAAAATTCCTGTTACTATTAACTTAAGTGAATTAAAAAATAAACCTTTTAATGAATCTTTATTTGTAAAAGAAAAAAATGAATTTATTTATGTTTTACCACAAAGTAAAGTAACTGTTGTTTTTAAACTTTTAACACATGGAGATGAACAAAAAATTGAAGAAGAAATTAAAGGATTAAAGAAAACACGTCCTCAAGAAAGTTTTGACGTAACTACCCGTTTAAAACACCAAATTCTCGCAGTAAACGGCGATAGTAACACAGAAAAAATTAGGATGTTCGTAGATAACATGTTGTTATCTGATTCACGAGCTTTGCGCAAGTATATCAATGAAATTTCTCCTGACTTAGACATGGTGTTTAGTTATGAAGATTCTAAAGGAGACATTGTGGAGGGTGTCTCTATGCCTATGAATATCAACTTTCTTTACCCTGACGCCGAACTATAGATCAGGTTTTATGAGTGAAATCCATGATTTAACTTATCATGGAGGTGGTGGATTTATCTACAGTGAAGTTTGGCAAATGCCTATAATGACTAGAAGATTCCATATTCGTAAAATTAATGAATTTTTAGAAAAAAAGACAGAAGCTGAAGAAAAAGCAATGAGAGGAGACACGATGATAGATGCTAAATCTTATGCTAAAAGTATACAAGTACCTGATTTTGTTAGTACAGTAAAAAAATCATAATTTAAATATTTATTAATATGGCTGATCCAAATGATTCTTTATTTTCTAAAATAAGTGTTGATGATGAATTAATACAAAATACTAGAAATGCTTCTCAAGAATTTAACAATTTAAAAAATAATATTAGTAGTACTGATTTTTCTAAAGTCAATTCAGGTGTTAAAGATTATAACAGTGCTACTAGAGATTTAAATGAAGCTTTAAAAGAAACAGTTGATTATTTAAAAGACTTAAAAAGTCAGGGAGATTTGTGGGCTAAAAAAACTTTAGAAATGGCACAAGCCGAAGCTGCTTTAGCTAAGGGAAAAGACAAGCTTCAAGATATAACAGCTCAAGTATCATCAAATCAAGCTAAATTAAATAAACAATTAGAAGAAGGAGTTGAAGCTAGAAGAAAAGTAGGAGAATACTTAACTAAAGCTGAAAGAGCTCAGTTTAACTTTAATGAAGCATTAAAATCAGGAGTAGCCACTCAACAGGACTTAGACGATTTACAAGGCAAAGCTATAAAAGCTACTGAAACATTACAAGATTTTCAAGAAAAATCAGCTATTTTAGCTAAAATAATTAATGGTGAGTGGGAAGATGGGGCTAATAATTTAGATAAACAAATAGCAAGAACAGCAGCTATTCAAGCTCTTCAAAATGAACAACAACAAGATATTGTAAATAATAGAGAAAGAGAATTAAAAACTTTAAATGCTATGACTACACCTTTAGATAAACTAAGAGGTACAGTCAATTTAATTTATAATAAACTGAAAGAAACTGATCTTGGTAAATGGGCTGGAGGAGTTATAGATAAAATAGGATTAGGATTTGCTGCCTTATTTACTAGAATGTTAGAATTTGACAAAATGCTAACAAATACAGCAAAACAATTAGGTATTTCTGTAGAAGGAGCTAGAAATTTAGCACAAGTATTTGAAGGAGCTTCAATGAGAGCAAGTTCTATTAATTCTAATGCTAATATGCTTGTATCTAACATAAAAAATCAATTTGAAGCCCAAAACCAAATTAATGAAGCTTTTGGAACTGCTGTTATGTTAACAGACAAAGAAAGAATTGATTTAGTAGTTATTACAAAACAATTAGGTCTCCAAGCAGAAGAAGCAGCTAAAATTTATAAGTTACATATTTTAAGTGGTAAAAGTGTTGATGATATTCTTCATACTGTTTCCGATCAAGTAATTCGAGCTAGAAGTTTGTATGGTGTTAATTTAAACCTAAAACAAACAATGCAAGAAGTTGCTAAGGTAAATGACCAAATAGCAATTCAATACAAAAATAACCCAGAAGCAATTGCTAAAGCTGTAGTTCAAGTTAAAGCACTTGGTTTATCAATGGATCAAGCAGCAAGTGCATCAGAAAAAATGTTAGATTTTGCAGGAAGTTTACAAAATGAATTAGAAGCAGAATTATTAACAGGTAAAGCTATTAATTTAGAACAAGCAAGATACTATGCTTTAATGGGTGATACTGCTAATGCTGCTAAAGAATTAATGAATAACGTTGGAGGAATCGAAGAATATCAAAATCTTAACGTACTTCAACAAAAATCATTAGCCCAAGCTGTAGGAATGACTAGAGAAGAATTGTCTAAAACAGTAAGAGAACAAGAACTTTTAAAAGGAACTCAATATCAAACTGTTGAAGCAATGAAAGAAGCAGCTGCTTTAGCTGCTAGAGAAGGAAAAAGTCAAGAATTTCTTAATAGTTTAAGACAAGCAGGAACTAGTGAAGAACTAATAAGACAAGCAACTCAAATTAGTAACCAAGAAAAATTCCAAATGGCTATTGAAAAACTTCAAGAAACTTTAGCTAATATAATGACTGGTCCCTTCGGTAAATTAATAGATGGATTTGGAAAATTAGTAAGCAGTGCCACAGCATTAAAAGGTATATTGTATACAATGGCTTTTGTTTCTGGAGTTAAATTAGCAATGGGAATTAAAGACTTAACAACTAGCTTCCCCGGGTTAATAAGAGGAGCTAGATTATTTGCTATACAAATGAAAAGAGGGGCAATTGGATCTGCTTTGACTACGGCTTTATCTGGAAATTTATTAGCAATATTTGGAGGATTAGCAGCCGCTGGAGTAGCAGTAGCAGCCATTAATAGTGCTATCCCAGGAGGAGACGAAGGTAATGCTAATATTAATACAGGGGCAATTGGGGAAAACGTAGCGGCTCGTTCAGCTCCAACTAGAGAATCACAAAATATTACAATAGAAAATAAATTTACATTAAACAACAGAGATTTAGGTTATATGGCTACTTCAACTAACGTAGGTACACAAAGAAGATTTGATTCTTAATATTTATACCAAAATAAAACTATGGCAATCGCATTAAAAGACAGATTATTAGATCCAATTACAACTAGTGTTTATGGATTAAAAGGTAACAAAGGACCCGAGTTTGAAAATGAGGGTCAAATGATGACATCAAGAATACAAGCATTTGTAGGAGTACCTCCAACAAATACTTTATTAGCTTCACAAGACTTACTTACTGGTCGTTTATCTACTCAAATTCCATTTTATCCTTACTTCAAACCTGCTTCTAATCCTCCGGTAAGTTTTCAACCTGGATATGAAGGACGTATACCTCCATATGGTCCATATTCAAGAAACTACGCTGGAGGTAAAGGTCCTATTGAAGGAAGATATTAATGGCTAGTTTAAAGGAGATATTTGAAAGGGCCCAACAAACGGGTCAAGTTGAGTACACCTATTTTGGTGGTACTAATGTGTCTCCTTTTAATCAAACCTCAATTCCTGTTTATCCAGGCACAAATAAAAAATTAAATTCAAAGTCTCCTTACATAAGATTAGGATATGAAGGTGGATTTCCTGACGATCTTAAGTTTAGAGAAGGTGATCCTACGGGTGTTTTTAATACTGGTTTAGCAATTGTTAGAGACACAGCTAGAATAGGAGCATTTTTTACGGATGTTCCTAATGGACCATTATGGTTAATTAAACAATCAGGACTACAATTATCAAACCCAGATACATCGTATCAATCTGTTACTACAGATGGATCTTCTACTTTACTGAGTAAATTAACTCAAATAGAAGGACCTAGATTTTATAATCCTATAGGTCTTAATACTTTAGCATCTGTAAGTGGAAATGCATTAGGCTTACATTTTACTCGCCATGGTTTAAGCCCCACAAATGATACTGGATATATTAGTTTAAATACTGTTAATACTCAAAATGGTGCAGAATTTAAAAGTAGACTAACAGAATACAAAAGTAAACTATTAAATAATAATCCTAGCCAAGAAACTCTTTTAAATAATTACGTTGGAGGACCTAATTCATTTTATGGAATAGGAAGAACAAGAACTTTTTCTTATGTAAACCAACAAGCTAAAAATTATTTATCTGCCAATAATGGAGATTTTGTTCCGTTTACTCTTAGTGACATAGATCTTTATTCAAATAAAGTAAGAAAAGGAGAAAATATAGTTACAACAACAACTCCTATTTCTTTAATAAATCCATTTAATTCTCCTCTTACTAATTTAATAACTATAGAAACTAATGGTAATGGGAATGGATTTATACAAGATTTTAGACAAGTAAATGATAATAAAAATGCTGAAAACTATCCTGAATTAAATATTCATGATAGAGTAGGAGTAACAACAGGACAAGTAGCTGTAGGAACACCAAATACTGTAGATTCAATAAATGTTATTAGTATTACTCCAAGATCTGTATTTTATGGATACAGCAATTCAGCTACAAATAAAACAAATTCAGTTCCTTCAAATTTACTTTACAGTGGGTTATATGATAGTGCTGAAGTTCAATCAAAAACCAATGGTAGTTTTGGTAGAGACATAATTAAATTTAGAATAGAATTATTAAATAACGATCAACCTGTATTTGGGGGAACTACTATAAATACAGATGTATTAGCATTTAGAGCATATTTAGATACTTTAACTGACGACATGTCACCAACATGGAAACCATTTAATTATATGGGTAGAGGTGAAGATTTTTATGTTTATGAAAAATTTAGTAGAAAAATTAACTTTAGTTTTGTTATATTCGCACATTCTAAATATGAAATGCCTGCAATTTACACTAAGTTAAATTATTTAATGTCTGCTATGGCTCCTGATTATAACCGATATAATCAAATGAGAGGTACTTACGCTTATTTGACAATTGGAGATTACATATACCAACAACCTGGTGTGTTTACTCAAATGCAAATTAGTGGTTTGTTAGATGCACCTTGGGAAATTACACTAGCCGAACCAGAAGCAAGACCTAATATTAATGATTATACCGACAAATACCAACATGAAGTTCCTAAATATATGAAGGTAACTATGGCTTTTAATCCAATTCACAATTTCTTACCAAAGAAAAACCACAGAAACACAGCACATACTGCTACGTTTGTTACTCCTAACTGGAAAGTAGGACATAATAATTATTATTTGCCACAAGATTTAGTAACTACACCTGATGGAACACAAAAATCAACATTGATTAATATTCCGGAACAAGATATTAAAAACTAATAGTTATGAATAGATATCCTAATATATTAATAAGAAAACAACAAAATGGTTTAAGATATTTTGGGTCAAGTAAGTATCCACCTATTAGTCCTTCAATAAATGATTATTATATTATAACTATGCAAGGAGATAGGCTAGATAATTTATCAGCTCAGTTTTATGGAGATCCTACACTTTATTGGATACTTCAAGTAGCTAATGCTGACACAATCAATAGAGACTCATTGTATCCCCCTATTGGAGTACAATTAAGAATACCCCAAGATTTATCTACAATCTTAAATGATTTTGATAATTTAAATCAACTTGACGAAGATAATATAATAACAACACAATAAAATAGTTTTGATAAGGCAATAAAAAATGGGTATATTTAAAGAAACATTGGCCGATAGTATTCAAACTCAACTTAGAGCTAGAACGTTAGTTGTAAGAGGAGTTAATGACGATAATCCAAATAATATTAGTAGAGATAATAGAAGTGGTTTACTTCCATGGTACCTTAGTAAAAATGCTTGGGTAAAAATGTCATCTTTCACAGATTACAATGACGGGCCAGTTTTTTTTGATGGAAGTGGAAGTGTACTTGTAGATACATCAAAAGGAAATTATAAAGGTAATGAACTTAGTAAAAAATACGTGTTATTTGGTGGTTCTCTTTATTTCAAGTCAGGTTCTACACTAATTCAAGAAACACTAAGATATGGAGTAGCAACTCCAAGCGCAGTTTATGGTGGGGACATAGATAAAGCTGGAAGAAGTGGAGTAAATCATCCATATTTCAGACAAATGGGTATTAGACCTATGCCTGGCATCACAGGAGTAGAATTAAGAACATTAGGAGCTTACGGATCTATATTTGAAACAACAGTAAAATTTAACTGTTGGGACACTCACCAACTTAATGAACTAGAACTTTTATATATGAGACCAGGATACTCAGTTCTTTTAGAATGGGGTTGGTCTCAATATTTAGATTACAATGATAATTTAGTAAATTCTAAAGCAACATTACCTGAAGATAAACTTATTCCTCAGTCTTATATTGGTGGAACAATAGATCCATTTGAATCTAATTTAACTCAAGATATAGTTTATCAAAAATTACAAATACTACGTGAAAAATACCGCCATAACTATGATGGAATGTTAGGTTATGTAAAAAACTTTAAATGGAAATTAAGAAGAGATGGAGGTTATGATTGTGAAACAGTATTAATCTCAATGGGAGAAGTAATCAATACTGTAAAAATGAGTACAAATTCTAATACTTTAAGAAATGATACTAGTTTAGATCTTAATTCGGTAAATAATTCTTATGTATATGATGATTATGAGAATATACTGTTAAGTTTAAAAGCAAATGAAGAAGGTATAGTAAACTATACATCGGGAACAACTAATTTTCAAACATTAGATGAATCTCAATACTCAGGCAGTTGGAATTACGATATAAATTATGTTAATTTCACTAGTATTCAAGAAAAATTAACTAATTCAGGATATCCAGATCAAGCTAAACGACTTGCCGACCAACCTTATTTTAAATATGTAATTTCGGATCCTAATGGTGATGGATATGTAGGATCTAAATACGAATACATTACTTTAGATATATGGTTAGCAATTGTAGGATCTTATTGTAACCTAAGACAAAAATCAAAATCAGGAAAAACAACAGATATTGTTAGATTATTAGTACCTGAAAATACTGATTATTGTTTAGCAGGACCAGATTCTATTTCTATTGATGCTGGAGTTTGTTTAGTGAAAAACCAAGGAGCTTTTTTACAAGAATTTGGAGCCTTAAATATTCCTAATTTTAAAACTAAACAAAATGGAATAAATCCTCCAATTTTTGGTCGTGATCCCGAAGATAGAAAAGGAGAAAAGGTATATTATAATGATAATAATTTACAATTTTTTAATAAAACTGCTAAAAACGGCCAATTAAAGAACATATTGTTAAATATAGACTTGTTATTAGGAATATATCGAGAAATAAAGTCTAGTGATTATGATAATGGAGTTGTTATGGTAGACTACATAAAAAGTGTAATGCATAAAGTGTCAACAGCTTTAGGAGGATTAAATAACTTTATAGTATCTACAGCGGGCCCTAATCAAAATACAGCTAAACTAGTAGATACTTATTATTTAAATAAACAACCTAAAGACACATTTTATGAATTTGATTTATTAGGCTTAGGTAGTATTTGTAAAAACGTAGACATAGAAAGTCAAATTTTTGAAAACCAAAGTACAATTGTAGGTATAGCAGCTCAATCAAAAGCTAATTTAGGAGACGTTTATAATTCAAGTCAAGTTTACTTAAATGCTGGATTAACAGACAGATTATCAACAGAAAAGGGTCAAGGAGAAGAAATTAATGGTAAAAAAGGTAATTATTTTAAAAACAATAAAAATAGTAGTTTTTACAGAAAAGTTCTTCAACTTATGGTTTATGCTAGAGATTATATAGTAGGTACAGGAGGTAATTTTACTTCAATAGGACCTACTCAATCTACTTCTCTTACTAATTTACTTACAGGTGATGTTCCTACTTCTAAATTTTTAATTAACCAAAATGATAGAAGTTTATCTACTCCTTCAACTCTTCTAAAACAGTCTTTATTAAGATTTGATGGTGATTTAGGTTTTAAGGCTTTAATTCCTTTTAAATTAAGAATTACATTAGAAGGAATTGGAGGAATAGTTGTAGGACAAATCTTTAGAATAAAACAAAACGTAATTCCTAAAAACTACTATGATAAAAATTTAGGATTTGTTATAACACAAATAAATCATTCTTTAAAAGACAATCAATGGGAAACTACATTAGAAACTCAAATTTGTATTTTAGAAGATAAAAAGTTTGAAAATTTTATTACACAAGATAGAGGTGGTTTTGAAGATTTTGTTGAAAAGTTAAAAGCTATTGCTATATTGTATCCTATTTTAATAGATTTTATTAAATTTCAAACTGTAAAATCCTTAATAGGTTATTTGTACGCAACTACTAACAACGGTACATTTACAAAAAACATTGATGATTATTTACTTAATTATAAGAAGGATGATGTAACTAAATATTGGGAAAATAATATTCAAGGCTTTTTAGAGCCATCAACACCCCCATCAAATTCATTTCCTATTGGAGAATTTGAAAATTTTGTAAAATCGTGGGTAAATAATTGGTTATCAATATATGGAAATGAAGAAACATCTGTTGGTAGTGGTGTTCTTAGAAAAGATGTAGAATTTACAACTGGAAAAACTGTAGAAGCAACATTGAATTGGATAGCTAGTAATGGGTTTCCAGCAGGTATTGCCTCTGAAGAAGTATTTGAAGGATTTAATCAAGATTTTCTTTATAAAACTAATGAAATTCTAACTTCAAATTATGGTCTATTCTATCCCAACGGTAAAGGATCTTTTTTTGGCCCACCAGTAACATCAGTAATAAATAAGAATGGAGATTTTTACACATTAAATAACCAAGTTTTAACTGATAATATTAAAAATTTTTTAAATACAGCTTCAGATAGAGTAGGTGATTTTCCCTTTCAACTTGTAAAAGAAGCATATAATGCTAGTTTTGGATTAGGAGAAGGACAATTTTCATTATCTCAATTTTTCTTTATTGATAGTTATGTAATGTATGGCCAACCAACTTCTTTAGGTCATCCATTATATGATAACCAAAAAGCCTCAGCCCCTGCTAATAATTACAATCATATTTGGTGGTTAGAAAAAAACATGCAACCTACTAATCCTAATATTATTATAACTTCAGCAATCCACCAAACATTTGGACGTAAAATTAACTGGACTTCTACATACCTATACATAGATCCACAGACAAATCAACAAAGTAGAAAAACAATAGATACAGAAAGATATGGTAATAACGTTACCCCAGCAGAAGAAAACGAACTTATAAATAACGGTGGTAATTATAATATATTCACATAATATAAAAACATAAATGTATATTCCATTAAATAAAATAGATCCTAGAGTTTATTATACTAATGGGGGAGAATACTACTATACTTCCAATTTAACAAATTATGTAGGTTATTATAGGAAAGATGTTAATGGACGAGCGTATGCTGGTAAAGAATTAACAGTTAATTCACCTCAACTAATATCTTCTTTTAATGTTATTGAAAGTCCTTCTCCTAATATTAATTTAGGATCTGGTCTTTCTACTGCTTATCTTTCAATATCTAGAAAAACAAAAACTCAATTAGTAGAATCATTTAATCCCATACCTAATAGTTTACCTCCTACACAACAAGAATATGATCAAACTTTTTTTGTAAGATATTTTTTAGAATACTTGTTAAGTAGTAAACCTGTTATTGTAGAAGTAAATAAAGGAACTTATTTTACTTATGTTAATAGTAATCTTAGTAAATATTTCAATAACGTAGAATTACTATGGAAAATTAGTGGTCCGTTGTATGATGTAAAAGAAAATGATATATTAATGAAAGGTGGAGTTATTGATTCTAATTTAAGATCTATAAACCAAGCTCAAAAAACCATGCCTGGCATTAGAGATTATTTAACAGATTTAACTCTTTATTATAAAAAATAATATTTATTGTATATAATCTATGAAATACCTATTAAACGAACACTTAAATGTATTAAGAATAGCAAATATTCAAAACGAAGAAAGAGAATTTGAAGAATTTCTTCAGTCTTTATATGAAATAAACTTAATCAATAATTACTCAAAAGACCAACTTTTAAATGAGGGTTTTGTAGATAAAGTAAAAGATACTTTTAAAAAAGCAACAGATCAATCTAAAAAATATTTACAATATAGTTTTAATCAATTTAAAAAGAATGGTGAAAAACCTAGTGAATTTGTAAAAAACATTGGAGACGTTTTTTCAGGGAGTGGAGTAAAAAAACCATCTGATTTAAAAACAATTTTACAATTAGCAAAAATTTATTCTTTATCTAACAATAAAATCAATGAAGCTGATGAAAAAGCAGTAGAAATTTCATCTGTAAGTGATTTAGAAAAATTAGAAAATGGTGCAAAATTTATTTGGAAGGGTAAATATGATAAAAGTATAGGTGCTTCTAACTTTAAAAATTTACCTAATGGATTAATACCTGGTGAAGAATATATTCAAGCCTATGATGATGTTAACAATGCATGGATAGTATCAAATACAAAAAACATAGCACGAATTGAAAAATCATCAGACTATGCTGGTGGGGGAGTTATTCAAAAAATAGGAGACTTTTTTAGAAAATTCAAATGGTTAACAGCCGCGATGGTAGCTCCAGTATTAGCTTCAGCTACTGTAGGAGCAAATGCTGAACCAATTGGTCAATTAGTTAAAGCAATTACAGGAGATAACGTAAATATAGATAATACACCAGATAATGTAACTGGAAGTAATCCTGATTATATGGGTGATGTTGATCAAGATAAAATAACATCAGCTGGAGGTGGAGATGATGTTCCTGACAGTATTAAAAAACCAATCAAGTTAGGTGGAGATGGTCAAATCGACAATCAAGACTTTAAGGTATTTAAAGACAAAATAAAAAGTTTAATTCCTAATGAAAATGTTGATGATATATCAACAGCAGCCACATTTGAAGTAGGAGAATATAAATTAACTCCTGAACAGCAGAAATGGGTTGTAGAAAAAGGTACAAATAATGTATTAAATCAAATACAAAAAGTAATAGCAGAAAAAGGAGTTACTGACACTATTACTGTAGATGGAGACATAATTGGTCACATTTCAAGTAATGCTGGAGACCAAGACAACGTAGCAAACGATGGTTCAGATTTAGTTAAAGCAAGAGCTGCTACTGGAGATGATATTGATAAAGAAATCCAAAAAATTATAATCGAAAAAGTTAAAGGAGTATTTGGAGATAAAGTTAAAGTTGTATTTAAAGTTCAAACTCAAGCAGACAGTAATGTAGATGATCAAACCCAACATAGAGCTACTAACTATACAGCTGACCAAAGTGTTGTAGTTAAATATAAAGTGGATACTGATGGTGGTAAAACATATACTATTAAGAACTGGCAACCTATTGTAGCCGTTACTGGTAAAGGAGTTAATGATATGGGTCAAAGAGTAGACATTCCTGGAGAGAAAAAAGCCCCTAAACCAACTGACGACTCTCCTAAAAATAAAGACGACAAAGAAACTGAAAGAAGAACAGATGATGTAAAACCCATCCTTGTAGGAGATGCTGATCCTGATGAAGCTAAAAAATTATTTAAAAATAAAAATTTAAACAGAAACCAAGAAATATTTAGTGTGTTAAAAATGGCTAATCCTAACATTAAAGGAGATCCAAATGACACAACTTATAAGTCTTGGGATCCTAATACTAAAAAAGTTGTTATTAGTTTACGTAAAAGTCCTGATACTCTTTTAAAGAAGTTTCAACAAGTAACGGGAATTAACTTAAGTCAAAGACAAAAATCAACAGGATTATTTAAAAGATCAGGAGTAGCTGAAAATATTTCATTAGGAAACATGTTAAATGAAGCTGCTATTGACCAAACTTTAGCAAGTATTGGTGTTACTGATGATGCTATTAGAAAAAATAAAGTAGAAGTAATGGCTATGTTAATGGACATGTATAATCTTCGCTATGATGATGTAGACAAGTCCAAATTAACTCCAGAAGAACAAAAACAGTTAAAAGATATTACTGTATCTGAAGAATTAGAAAAACAAATTCAAAAACAACGTCCTGATGTGTCAGTTTTAGAAAAAGACATTGAGTCAAATTCATCACTAAAAACAGCTTTAAGTAGAATTAATACTTACGATGAATTTGAAGCTTTAGTTTTAGGAATGGCTGCTTTAGTTAATCCAAACTTTGCTAAACAAAAACAAGATATTAGAACAGCATTAAGTTCTTTAGCTAGTAAAGTTAGAGCTATGAAAGAAGAAAGTGATACTCCTTCAGACACAGAAGGAGTTTACAAGGTTATTGAAACTTTAAAATTATTAAAAAATCATTTAAATAATATAAACAATAGAGAAGAATTTGAACAATTAATTTTTGCTTTATTAAAATACATTGATCCAAAAGGTACTATTACTAAAGATACAAGTAAACTAGCAAATGCTATAATAGCTGCTTCTAACAGAAGTTCATTAAAAGATGCTAGGCCTGTAGATTTAGATCAATTAGGAAGATAATAGAGAGGCTTGGTTTTTACCAAGCCTTTTTTTATAGTATTAATAAAGGTTATGCATGCGATCATTGAAACAAAACTACAATTAGAAAGACTACAAGAATACTGTGAAGATTCTTGTTTTGTTCAAATTATTCCAGGCAATGATTGTTTTCATCCTAAATTTAACAATATAGTAGCGGTTTATTATCATTGTTTAAACAGTAAAGGCTACATTTTTCCAATTAATCACAGTGAAACATTTAATTTAGATTGGCAAGATGTGTTAGATTTCTTAAATAAACACAAACTTATTTATGTTTTAGACAAAAAGTTCCATGATTATTTTTTACCGTCTACTTTAGAAACAACCGACATTCAGTTTAATATTTTAAATAAAACTAATAAAGTTTTTAAAGCTGATGAATATGGTACACCTGCTCATACTCACTTTTACAGAGAACATTACTTTAGAAACAATATTAACAGTATAATTCCCGTTACTAAACACTTAGAAAAATGGGATCATGTTTTTACTAAAATAAAACAACACATGAATTACAGACCAAATACTTGGTTTGACAAAGAATATACCAGTGTTTTTAAAAGAATTGAACAAGAAGGAATTAAAATTAGTCCAACTAAATTCAATCACTTTTTTGAACCTACATTTGAAGACTACAGTATTAACAAAAATAAAATACATACTTCGTACAATCTTTACAACATTACTACAAGACCGAGCAACGCATTTAACAACATTAATTTCGCCGCACTTCCTAAAGAAAACGGCGCAAGAAATGTATTTATTCCCAACAACGATTACTTAATAGAATATGACTTCTCCGCTTACCATCCTTCTCTTATTGGTTCCCTTTTTAATTTTAAATTCAGTAGTGATCCCTATGCTGATATATCAGAAATACTTGGAGTATCAAAAGAAGAAGCGAAGGAAATTACGTTCAAAAATCTTTATGGAGGGATCAAAGAAGAACACAGAAATAAGGTGTACTTTGGACAAGTCAATGGACTAATTAAAAAAATGTGGTTGGTTTACAATCAAGAAGACAGAGTAAAATTAGCAACTGGTCGAATTTTACATAAGTCTGATGAATTAAGTCCAACAAAAATATTTAATTATTACATTCAAAGTTTAGAAACCAAAAGTAATGTAGAATTGGTTGGAAAAGTATTAGACTTTTTAGAAACTAAGAAGAGTAAAATAATTCTTTACACATATGATTCTATACTTATAGACTTTAGTAAAGAAGACGGAATTGAAACAGTAACTAAAATAAAAGAATTGTTAGAAAGTACAGGCTATACGACAAAAATGAAGAAAGGACTAGACTATGGTTTATGATATTTCTCCAATATTTATCAATAGTATTCCCTTTGACATGAAGAATAAGTTACTGTGCTCATTTACAGCCCAAAATCGTTTATTAGATACTATTGCTGGTATAACTTCACGTTATGCTATATTGTACGATAAAATGTTTGTATTGGAAAGTCCTCAAACAACTGAATATATAATTACCTATAACATAGATACAGAAAATTCAGTTAATGAAATACCTGAAAATACTATTTTATTACACAGAAAAAAAGAATCAAACACTTTATATACTATTAATGCTTTAAATACTTTAATTAAAGAACTAAATAATGGTATGCTAGACAACCAATTTAAAGTAAATTGGAATGATTATCAAAATAGTATATTGTTAACTCAAGGTCCTGACCTTCGCATTTTAAATACAAAAATTTACAAGATTATTAATATATAATTGGCTTTTAGCC